GTAAGTTGCGACTAAATCGTCCGACAGTGATGCCGATTAAGTCGCAACTTACGCAACAGCAGTTGGTTAATAGATGGCTGAATACCTGGGGCCGTATTTACTCCCAGATGTTCGCCCTCTGCCTGCAATACATGCCACCCGAGGAGATCATTCGAGTGACTGGAGTCCAGCTCAATCAGAACGCTACAGACATCGCAGGAAACTTCGATTTCTTGATTCGTTTCAACATCCAGACGCTGGATAACGATCTGGTTGCCAAGAAGTTGCAGGCAATCTCACAGTTTGTTGTTCCTCTCGATGCAGGTGGAGTGCTTAACCGCAACAAGCTGATTCAGATGATCATTGAAGCCGTTGCCCCAGAGGCAGCCAGAGAGCTTATCGTGGATCAATCTGCCGCCTCCGAGAAGATGTTCAGAGAAGTTCAGACTGACATTGGCATGATGATGCTTGGAAACGAACCACTCTATCGTGAAAACGATCCGACGGCACAAGCTCGCCTGCAATACACGCAGGATGTCATCGCGAAAAATCCGAAGGCTCAACAGGCTGCTCAAGGAGACCCAATCTTCCAAGCATTGCTTCAGAACTACGTGAAGAACCTGCAAATGAGTCTCCAACAACAGCAAAACGCAACCATTGGTAGGCTTGGCGTGACTCCGGTCAGTGAACAAATGAATCAACAGGCATGAATGAGAAAGACGTAATCGAAGCATTTACCTTTGCCAAAGGCCCGCAAGCTTTCTGGGACGCTCTAAACGCTGTCATCCAGAGTGAGCATAACCAAGCATTAGCCAACGTGCTGGATGTCGCGAACACTGGAGAAACTAGGGCATATTATGCCGGTCAAATTGCCGCTTTAATCGATCTCAGAGCCATTCTACAAAAGTATAGCGAGCGAGCTGGCACAGAGTTGAAATTCATCCCTTGATTGGGTTTTTCGCAGTACTACTTTTGGCTAGTTTCCTGGTTTCTCAAACCATGCTCTCGACCTCTGAGTGGTCATAAAACCTTCTGCCTGATATGCCCCAAAACTCCGAAGCGGTTAGTGAACCCACCAAAATCACGATGCCTAACAAACCAATCGACATTGAACAGTTGACCGGTTTGCTACGCCAGTCCCTTTTCGATGATATAGAAAAGCAGTATACTCAGGCTGTGACTGAGACGGAAACTGAAACTGAAGATAAAGATGATGCCGCTGAGGCTGAGTCAGAGTCTGAGGATACAGAGTCCGAAACTGAATCTGAAACCGAGACCGAGGACGCTGAGGAGGCCGACGAGGACAAGGAGACGGAGGAAGAAGCCGAGCAGACTCCGAAAGGTTTGCCCAAAGGTGTCCAGAAGCGCATTGATAAACTCACCGCGCAGAAAAAGGACGCTGAAAAGCAAATCCATGAGCTTTCTGAACGACTGAAAGAGCTTGAGTCATCTGAGCCGCAAACTGAAAAGCAAGTGGTTCCAGTTGGCAAAGACCTAAACCCGTATTTCTCTCTGCAAACAGAGAAAGAGATTCAGGATGAAGTTAAAAATGCTCGACAGGTCAGACGGTGGGCTGAGGAAAATGCAGACGGTGCCGTTGTTCGTGGCAAAGATGGTCAGGAGATTGAATATTCTGCGGAAGAAGTTCGCAAGATTCGATTGAACGCCATTGATGCTCTAGAGGAACACCTGCCAGCACAGTTTCAATACGTTGCTAATCGCAAGCAGTTTGATGCTGAAGCTGAAAAAGAGTATCCCTTCTGGAAACAACGCCAAAGCCCTGAATATCAGTTCGCTAACGAACTTATTCGAGCCTTTCCCGAGATCCAAAAGTTCCCAGATTTCAAAATCTCCATTGGAGACATGATCGAAGGGCGCAAGGTGAGGGAGAGTAAGAGTAAGAAAGTAGCGCAACCAATTAAACGGGCACCAGTAGCACCGAAAAGCTCATCTGCACCTGCTTCCGTTCCTTCCAAAGTCGCTAAGTCTAAGTTCGCTGAAGACAGCTTCCGCAAGTCGCCCAACGAATCCAACTTGAAGGCGCTAATCGCTGAAAAGTTCCTCTAACCAAAACTCAAGCAAAGAAAACAAACTACCATGCCCGCTCTTTTTGAACGCTCTCAGGTCGGTAAGCGCGAAGACCTCGCCGACTACATCTCCCTTGTCGATGCCCGCGATACGCCCATCGTCTCCATGATCCCAAAGGGAAACAAGCCCGGAAATACCCTGCTTCAATGGCAGGCTGATAACATGCCTTCTGCCGTTACTACTGGTAGCGTGGACGGCGTTGATGTTAGCTCTTACGAAAACTTGAACAGTGGTCGCGCTATTCTCAGCAACCACATTCAGGTCTTTCAACGTGCTATCCGCGTATCCCCTCTTGCAGTGGATGTTTCGGTTGTTGCCGGTCTCCGCGACGAACTTGCCGGAATGGTTGCCAAGGGTATCAAGCTCCTGAAGCGCGATATGGAAGCCACTGTTTCCAGCAATAACGACGCCCAGGCTGACAACGGAACCAACCCTTACCTGACTAAGGCTCTTGGCACGTTCATCAGCACCTCTGGTGGCTCTACGCTGCAAGTGCCTTCTGCTTACCGCACCCCTTCGGCAAGCATTAACACCACAGCTACGGCTAGCTTGGCTGAGTCTAACATTCAGGCTGTCCTCACCTCGATCTATGGCCAGACCGGCCAATTCAAGGAATACGACACCGTTGTGGGCACTAACCTGAAGCGTGCCTTCTCCAACCTGTTGTTCACCACCACTCTCAGCACCACTTCCACGGTGGGCGTGACTGGCTCCGGTGGCACTGCCATCCGCACTTTCAACCGCGACGCCAACAGCGATGCTTACATTGCCAGCGTTGACATCTTCGAAGGTGACTTCGGACGCATGAAGCTGCATCCTTCCCTTTTCATGCCAGACGCCGACAACGGTTATGTGCTGGATATGGAACTTCTGGAACTCCGTTACACCAACCTCCCCGAGGTGACTGAGCTTCCTGACGCTGGCGGCGGCCCGGCACGGCTCATAAAAGCCGTCGCGGGTTTAATATGCAAAAATCCTCTAGGTCTGGGGAAATTTGATCCTGCCTAATAGCTAGCGTCCCGTAACAAACCCTCTGCCATTACTATGATCGAAAACATCCCTGATAATCTCCAAAGCGATATGCTGAAAGAGTTTAAAACCGGATGGAATTTCAGGAAAGTGATGGCAGAGGCGCGGGCGCAACAAGTCGGAAAGGTTAATAAACTTGAACACCGAAGCCTAGAGGGGCTAGGTCGTTTACGAATGCGAGTCGATCCAGACTCGTTTCATTACTGGGGCCAGCGTCTAGGCTACCAATGTTGGCAGGATCAGAGCTTCTTGCGTGAATACGAGAAGAAGAATGATTACTGTCGCGTGAACTCAAAAGGAACGAAGATGCAATTCGGTTTTGATGCCGAACCGCCATCGACACGACACGTTAAATATCGTAAGGTCTTCGCGTGAGAACGATCAACTTCAGCGACATCCTTTATCGAGCCGTAACACTTTGCGGCTTAGATCGTTCGTCCATCCAGGACACAACCTTTCGGATGGTGCGTGATTTCGCATCACAGCGCATTGCTCACATCTGGGAGCAAGAGCCATGGCCTGACATCGTGAGAGTCCAGGAGATGACTACCACGACAGACTCGGATGGCATGGACTACATCAACCTGACAAGCGCCATGGGCGACATCTTGCAGGTTTACTCACTCAATCCAAAGGTGACGGCTAGAGCTACACCAATCGCTTACTACCTAGACGACGACGGCACCAACCGCCGGATCATCGTCATGGACGGCACAGCTCCCGTCTGGGTTGAATATCGCCAACCAAAGCCTGACCTTTTTGGCGAGTCTTACAGTGCCAACTCGACTTATGCAGTAGGGGCACAGGTTTACTTCGACACCGGCACAGGAACTGGAAGTTACATACCTTCGACAACGGCAGCGCCTAACGGCAACTTTTACACCTGCGTCACAGCGACATCACAAGGGCAGTCTCCACTTTCAGCTCCTAACAGCTGGGCAATCGTGAAGATCCCCTATTTCTGCGGTGATTATGTCACCAAGGCGGTATTCTCGGATTACCTCAGAACAGAGGGCCAGATTGACAATGCTGCCATGGCTGAGGCTGAAGCTGAGAACGTCAAAATGCTGCAAATCGATCGTGTTCTTCGAGCTGAAGGACAGATCCGCAGAATGAACATGATCAACACCTACTAAATTATGAACTCAAATGTCCAAATTGGAGGCCACAGCGGCGCAGCCCTGGGCGTAGTCGTGGAAACTGGAACTGCTGCCGTCACTGGTAAGTTTTACGCCATCCAGGTTTTAGCTGAAGCTGAGTTCAGCACGCTGACTGAAAATGGCAAAACTGGCGATGCGATGACAGGCTTTGCAATTCCTGCCGGAACTATCATCTACAACGGTCTTGGTATCACTGCATTCACCCTAGCTTCCGGTAAAGTCAGAGCTTATAAGATGCAGTAATGCAGAGCTTATTTCTAGCGTTAAGCGTTGGCAGCGGGAGCATAGTTGCCCCGCCTGGACCGCTTACGCCTCCGACCGTTGCGCCAGTTTTGTCAGTCACAACTCAGTTTGGTTCTTATACTGCACTTCTTGAGTGGACGGCTAGTGATAAAACAACTTCAGATGGGTTTGAATACATTGTGCAGGTGGATATTTCGAATGGCGGATGGAATATCGTAGCAGGTGGTCTAACCTCATTAAGTTACGAATATACCGACATGGGGGCAACTGGCCTGCTCTACAAGTTTCGAGTGTTTGCGCGTAATAGCGCAGGTGATGGCCCTTACAGCAACGAAGTTTCAACCGTTCTTCCTGGCGAATGAATAACCTTTCCCTAGGTCTTGCTTTAAGCCTTGGCGCATCGTATGTTAGCTCTGGGCCTCCGCCTCCTCCTCCGGGAGCTTCAACGTATCTCAGACCCGATGGTCTTTCAGTTTATCGGCGTCCTGATGGAACCTCTAGCTACTTCAGACCCTAATGCCTGACATTACCGTATCTTCTGCCGTAGACACCATGATGCAGGCATCTAGCCAGCTTGGTCTGCGCAATGCTATCGGCCTTGGCGACTCATCCACGCTTAATGTAGGCAGCACAGCGGGCACCGTTTGCGCCGGTGATGACTCGAGACTGAGTGACTCCCGAGAATGGACAGCTTCGACAATCTCACAGGCTGAAGCGGAGGCAGGAACTAGCACAACACGCAGAGCTTTTACAGCGCAGAGAGTATTTCAAGCGATCGCTGCATGGTGGGCAACTATCACAGCTTCGGCGCTCAGAACAAAGGCAGAGCTTGGAGATAGCGCCACACGGAACGTAGGTACAACCGCAGGAACTGTAGCGGCTGGAGATGACTCACGGTTGACCGATTCACGAACACCGACGGCACATGCTAGCAGCCACGTTAGCGGCGGCAGTGACGAGATCCGAGCGGCAACAGCTTCAGTGAATGGCCTGATGACAGCAGCCTTTGCGAGCAAGCTGGATGGCATCGAAGCGGGAGCACAGGTAAACGTGGCAACCAACTTGTCTTACACAGCTGCCACTCGTTTGCTTGAATCGAGCACCGGCACTGATGTCACGCTCCCTCTTGTAACATCTACCGCAGCCGGTCTGGCACCACTGTCGGGCGGTGGCACAAGTAAGTTTCTGCGAGCTGATGGTACCTGGGCTGAACCTTCTGGCAGCTCTGGCAAAGTCCTGCAAATCGTGCAAGCCACTAAGACCGACGCCGCCACAGTGACAGGCACAACCTTTGCCAGCGTATTCTCAGCCTCAATCACTCCAACAAGTGCAACAAGCCAAGTCATCGTGATGGCTATGCTTAGCGCTGGAAACGCAGCCAGTAACATCGCTTTTCTTCGCCTAACTAGAGCATCTTCAACATTGATCCAAGGCGACACGGCGGGAAATAGAACCAGGATCACGGCTAGTCAGTTGAGTGGAGCCACCAACATGACCACGGTGCCGATTCTCTATATGGATTCGCCAGCATCGACATCATCACAGACTTACAACATTGAACTGGCCAGCCACTCAACAGGGGCAGTTTATCTAAACAGGACGGCTACCGATACGGACTCTGTGAGCTTTTCCCGTGGAGCATCGTCCATTATACTCATCGAAGTAGCACCATGATTTCTGATACTGACCTTCACAAAGCGGTAGCCTTAGCCTGCCCAGGTAGGCCGTTCGTGCTGAACCCTGAGACGTATGCCGGTCTAACCATGCTCGATGGTGGCATTAAACCAACGCTAGCACAGCTTGGAACTGCTTGGGCTAATCGACCGCCTGATGCACCTCCTGCTATCTCTGTTACCATGGCGGCTTTGAGACTTGCTCTAGGCCGTGACATCTGCATTCAAATCGGCGCCTTCATCAATGCCGTTCAAGACGTGAATCAAAAGTTTCAGATGCAGACATGGTGGGATAAAGCTCCCACTGTAAACAGTAACCATCCTGTTGTTGAGCAGTTCCGTGTTGCACTCAACAAGACGCCAGAGCAGGTCAAAGGATGGTTTGAAGCAGCTTTCGCTATCGACAACCCATGAGTAATTTCATCAAGATCAGTTCCGCGTGGCTCACCGTAGTCGTTTCGTCACTAGGAACAGCCGCTTACATCACTTGGCTAGCTAGTGCTAAAGCTACCGCGATAGAAACGGCGCAACGCGACATCATATCGCTGCAAGACTCGGATAAACAGCAGAGCGCGATTTTGAACCGATTGGATGAGAGAACTGTCTTGATTCTGGAGTCGCTGAAGAGTTTAGCTAGGAAATGAAAAGACCGAACTATACACCCCTGTTTTACCCATCGAAAAACATGAAAATCATCCTCTCTAAACTACGTGAAAAATCGACTTGGCTGGGCCTTGTCACGATCCTGACCGCTTTTGGCGTTCCTCTACCTGCCGAGATGTCTACCGTTGTCGGTGAGCTTGTGCAAGCTGCCGCTGGTGTTGCTCTAGTCGCTATCACTCCCAAGAAGTGACGCAATACGGCATCAAACGCATCCAAGAGAAGATTGGCACCACGCCTGACGGCTTCTGGGGACCAAAGTCCATTGCTGCGTGCCAGCGTTATTTGCGCTCGTTAATGCCGAAGCCTAACCCGTGGCCAAAGACTGACCAAAAGAGCCTAACCGAGTTTTATGGAGCCGCTGGAGATCAAACAAAGCTAACCAGCATTAACGTCAATGGTCTAGGCATCGTGTTTAATGGCTCGCAGGTCTCCTGGATTCGCTGCCATCACAAGGTGGCGGATAGCCTGAAACGCATTCTTGAAGACCTAGCCAAAAGTAATCCCGATGTGTTGAAAAAATACGCCGGAGTTTTCAACGACAGGCCCATGAGAGGAGGTTCACTTCCTAGCCTACATGCCCGAGGTGCTGCGATTGATCTGGCCCCTAGCGAGAATAGCAATCACCGCCCATGGCCTACGTTTGCGACGATGCCTTTTGAGGTAATGGAAGCTTTTGCCAAAGAAGGGTGGCTTCCTGCTGGTGCTTTTTGGTCTCGGGACGCTATGCACTTCCAAGCAACGGCTTGATTGAATCTAAACAAATGGAAAGTTAGACCATGCCTAATACGCCATATCAAACGGATGGTGACTCGGGTTTTGTTGGCATGGCCAGCCGAGACAATCCGGTCAATATTCAGCCCGGTTTCGTCCAGTTTGCGAAGAATATTCGCATGGATAGAGGCAATGCAGCCGTTCGATCTGGCTGCAAGGATTTGACCCTTCCTAGCATCATTACAGGCAGCGTGAACTTTCGAGTCAGTTGTGACTTCCTAGCTACGGACGGCACTGAATACATCATCCTCATCGCGAACGATGGCCTTTATACCTACAACACAAGCACAGGCAACACCTCCACCAAGTTCGCCTTTCCGAGTCGCACGATTAGCGGCACAACTTACGTTCGAGACATTGATGCATCTGATCCGTGTGATGCTTTTCAAGCTGCGGATAAGGTTTACATCCTTCGCGGTTATAGCCGTAATAGCGTTTTTGATATCTCGTCTGGAGCGAACACCATTAGCCGACTTGGAACAACCGTCACGCTGAACTTTTACACCACTAATCCAGGTTATTCGGTTGGTGATGAGATCATCGTTTATTGCCCTGGGCATCAAGACATGTCAGGCTCCTACTTTGTTGAAAGTGCCACCTTTGATGGAACCAACTATAAAGTGACCTATACAACGGTAGCTTCCGGCAACAAATCACACACAACCTTTACCTGTGTAGAGGCCAAAGCGGCTCTTGTTTGGAATGGCAGCACAGTCAGTGTGGTAGACCAAGCGACAGCGACTCAATACCCTTACTTAGAGGGCGGTGATGATGTTTGTATGCCTCCCGCTGACTTCGGCATGTATTTCCAGGGCCGAATCGTGCTTTGCGTCAGTCGCGACGAGATTGCAGCCTCTAACTACTATGAGCCTAACATATTCGATGTAACTCTTGATCAGTTCCGCATCAACACTGGGGCCAATGATTACATTGTAGGCTTTGAGACTTTCCAGGAAGACAAGTTTTTGATCTTCCAGCGGAATAGCATTTACTATGCCTATCTTCCTCCTCCTGCCATTGCTGCCAGCATCGACAGAGGGATCAGCGCAGATTCATTCATTCAGACGCTCACTAATCAGTTTGGTTGCTCTGCTAGACGATCCATTCAGTTAGCCGGACAGCAGGTGTTCTTCCTCTCTGACCGCGGAGTGTATCAGCTATCGCATACGCTAGATTTGAAGCTTATTGGTGATCAGAGACCACTTTCTGAGCCTATCAGCGACCTGATCAACAGGATCAATGCTAATACGGCGAGCGGAGCCTGTGGGCTATTCTGGAACAATAGGTATTACCTAGCTGTCCCCATGGATGGCTCCACTGGCAATAACGCCATCCTTGTCTATTCGCTGCTTAATCAAGCCTGGGAGTCCATGGACACCTACCCAGTCCAGATGCAGCCGAAGAACATGCTGCAAGCTCTCAATCAGAACAGTAAGCGCATGTATGCCATCGCTGGCAGCCGCTATTTCTTGTTAGAAGAAACGAGCGTTGACCAAGTAAACGACGGAACCGGGACGCCAGTTCTAGGCACAGCACAGCTAGGCTCTACATCTCCAGGAACTTCAGCGGTATTCACCCAAGGTTCACTTAGCATTCCAATGGACGGTCAAATCCTGAGCCGTCGTTACAACTTCAAGACCTTCGATGAAAAACGATTCAGCGGCTTACAGTCCGACTTTGTGTTAAACCAAGGCGATGATGTCACGGTTTCCGTCGTTATCTCCAATCCTGACAGCACATCGCAGCTCATCCGCTTCACCTCGCAGGCTGATGAAGATAAAACGCTTCGCACTCGTATTGCAAGACGTGGTTATGCCGCTGACATCCTTTTCCAAAGCAACGCAGGCCGACCGGTCTTGCGTTCCTATGCCATAGACGCTACCGTAGCCGGTCGAAATCTCGTATCCGCCGAATAATATGCCAAGACTTCAATCAGGCGTCACGCCAGCATTCTCAAACGGTCAAACGCTAAACGCCTCTGACCTTAACAACCATGTGACAGGAGCCTCACCGCTGCCTGACTTTATTGGTTTGCAGGATGGCCTAACAACTCCAGCAAGTGACGATGAGTTTCTCATCAATGACATTAGCGGAGCAGCAGTCAAAAAGGTGACTTTGGCTAACTTGGCAGGCAATCTTCCAGCTACAACAGCTTCAGAATTGACGGTTAGCACGAATGCTCAGGTGACTGGCAACCTAACGGTCAATGGTAACACTACGATTGGCAATGCTGACACAGATACGGCAACTTTTAACGCCGCAACCACGTTTGGCGGTAATGTCACCAGCAACGGCACAGCCACGCTAAATGGTGCCACAACGGTCAATAACAACACCACTCTAGGCCAAGCGGTAGTCTCTGGCACTTACTCCAGAGCAACTACGACGCTGACAGTCACTAAAGCGGCTCACGGCCTAACAACGGGCAATACTCGCTGGTTCAACATCGAGAACAACACTGCCCTTTCTGGCAGCTATTCAGTGACAGTCCTGGGCGTGGATACTTTCACCATTACCGTGACGGATAGCGGTGCAACGTCTGGGAATGTCTCCTGGTATGAACGAACAACCACAGTGCAATCAACTTTAGCTGGAACTCTCCAGGGTGACATTGCTGTTCAGACCAAAACCGTAGAGCAAGGCAGCGGTGACGAGTTTCTTTCCAAAGACAGCTCCGATTCTAACAAACTGCGCTCTGTCTCTGGTAGTATCATAAAAGCCTGGGCCAATATCTCATTCGGGACGCCTACGACAATTACGGGATCAGTGAGCCGAACGGCAGGAAGCACGACAGCAACTGTGACATCTTCTAGTCACGGATTGCGTGTTGGTGATGTTGTTTATTTAGTTGGAGGTGTATCGTCTGACTGGTATGCAGTTCAAACCGTGCCTAGCTCTAGCACTTTCACTGTAACAACCGTAGCGACTATTAAATTGGAGAACGTTTCAATTAACTGGTATCAATATGCCATCACGGCAGGTAATAACATCTTTTGCGCCTTTGGGCGTAGCGATATGAAAGCCGTTCACGTTAGCTTTACCAACAAGCCAACAAGCGCAGCGTCTTACATCGTGACCGGCAACGTGTTACTGAATGGCACCTTAAGCACCTCCGCTCTCCAGTTTAACACGTTCAACAGTTACATGGATTCGACTTTGCTAAAGACCGCCAACGGTTTTGGATTCTTCGCTATGTCTGGAGGGCTTTCTACTCACCTAACAACCGGAGAAGCTAGCATTCAAGTGATCTGGTGATGAAACCCTGGCAAAAAGCAGCATTCTGGCTGGCTCATCACTTCAAAGATGAGTCATTCGAGGAGCTGCTAGCCTCATACTTCCACGATGGTTACGTTTTTTCCTCGCCCACCAGTTTCATTCTTATGCGTCCCGCTTTTTGGGATGGCTACGGTCTATTTACTGAGGCAGACAAACCAAATGCATGGTTTGTTCACCTTGCTGCGGGGGATATGGTAGATATGTTCAGAGCGTGCCCCTTTCCTCTTGAGCACATTGTTTTTCAGCGTCACGGGCAAGAAAAGTTCCATGCCTACAAGTTTAACCTTCTATCTTTGAAAATAAATGGGATCAAGTAAAGCCGAAGCGCCAAAAGTGCCATCTTACTCTAGTCAGATGCGCAGCGCACTGACCGCGCAACAAAGAATTGCACCGCAGCTGCTGGCACTAGAACAGCAATATCAGCCACAGTTCACAGCCCTTAACCTTAGCGGCTTACAAGGCGCTTTGTTTGGAACTGGTGATCAGCAAGGATATCTGGGCACACTTCAGCAGCTTGCTCCTGAGTATCGCCAAATGGAGGCAGCCGATACGGCAGCTTTACGAGCTGAAGAGCTGAAGCAACTAGGCCAGTTTGCGCCACAATACGTGCAAACCTTCCGAGGTGCCGCAGGATCTCAAGGCTTACTTTCTGGCCTACAGAAGCAGGCTGAACAAGACCTAGCCGCAGGATCTAGTCTAACCCCAGAGGAGACCCGGCAGGCACAGCAGGCCAGTCGTGCGGCCTTCGCTGGTCGTGGTCTAGGCTTAACGAATAGAGCGATAGGCTCAGAGATCCTTAATCAATACGGTCTAGGCCAAGAGAGGCTGCAACAGCGTCGCCAGTTTGCAGGCCAAACGGCTGCACAGCTCGAAGGCTCGGGGATGCCTCAATACTACCAGACCATGATGGGCGGTGGAAGCTTGCAGAATCTAATGGCACTGACCGGCCAAGGGCAAGGATTGGTGGGATACAACCAAGGATCGAACTTCTTCAATCCTGAAAGTCAGATGGCTATGGATATCTCAGCACAAAGGACACAAGGTAAAGCTGCCGCAGGAGCTGCTAACAAGGCAAACAAAAGTGCTATGGTTGGCGCAGGAGCCAGTTTAGCAGGATCAGCTATTGTCGGAGCAGTTCTCATCTGATGACTCAACTCGAAAAAACAAGGAAGCTGATTCAAGACGGCTTCCGAGCATTTCCTAGCAGCCTCGTTTGTTGGTCAGGTGGCAAGGATTCCATGGCTTTGCTGCACATCATGCGAAGCATGGGCATTAACCTGCCTGTGATCTTTTTCCGTGAGCCTTGGCAGCCGCAGAAATACGAGTTTCACGACAAGCTCATCCGCGATTGGCAACTGACCGTTTACTCCTGGCATCCACAGGAAAGCGCGTTTCAGCAGG